ATTTTATGTCATCACTAGCAGATTTAACTTCAGCCATTCTACTAGCCAACATAGCCGCTTTCATTTCAACAACGTTTTGTCGTCCTGCTATTGGCTGAACAAGCACGCCATCAAAAAGACGAGCCTCACTTATCATGTTCTTAATACTGTAGAAGTCAGGATCAAGGTAAACACCATCATCCTTTTTGCGTTTACCACGCTTTTTGCGCTTAGGCTTTTTCACAGTTCGCTTTGCTAAGCTTACTATAGGACCTAACTTTCCGCCTTCGTGGTGATTACCTTCATTCGGCCATAAGCCTGTAGTTTCATGATGCAGCCATGCGCATATTCTTTCCAAAGGATAAAGCTCAGGATGGTTAGCTAAAATTACTAAGCATCTACGGAATCCTCCGGGCTTACGCATAATTGGTCGCCAATATTTAATTAGCCGTTCTAAGTTTCCTCGTCTAGGGCCTCGCCCTCTAAGAATGTCTCCAGTGATACGCTCTTGCGGAAGGTCTAGGATAGCTTCATGTGGGGCTTTAGATTCAAAAATTGTCATCTACCTACACCAATCCATGAGCATTTACAGAGATATTCTATCTCTGAAAAACCTGTATCTGCTTTTATTTCTCGGATTTTTATTGAAATCAGAGCGTTTTGCATCGGACCCTCCTAGACCAAATTAGGAAAGATCGTTATCTTCTTTTAATGCCTCAAATTCTTTTAAAGCTTCTTTAAGATCAATGTTAGCTTCTGCTAGTCCTTTTTCATCTTCAAGGCGTGCTGCTTCATCAGGGGCATCAACAGGTTCAGCGTTTTCTTCTAACCAAGTGGCTGGAATAAGCTCATCAAGACCAAGCTCTTCAGCCCTTTTCATGATGTGTGCTTTTGTTGACGCTTTATCAGATGCACGGCCATACGCTTGGATAGCATTCTTTAGATCAGCTTCATCAGCTATTGGGAAAGACCCATCTTCTAAAGCTTCTCCGTTTTCGGCCATCTCTTCTCGTTGCTCACGAGAATACATTCTTTTGATTGCAAGCTCTGCTTCAAGCGCTTTAATTTCTTCGTCTTCTGATAATGGAGACTCAACAGTGTATTCATCATAACCAAGTATTTTGCCCTCAGTAGAAATAAATACATCATAGCTCTTTTCGTCAAACGTATTAACTTCAACTACGTAAACATCTTGCTGGTTGAATATATCAGCCGTAACGCTGGAGGCTTCTCCTCCAAGAGTTTTCACTGCAATTGTTTCAGCTTCTTGAGTGGAAATTACATCAAGTGACTTTAGCTCCACCTCGCCCACAAGTTCGTCGTCAAGTTTTAACCATCCAAGTTCATCGCCTTCTCCTGAAAGGAAAACCTCAATAGCAGAGTTGTCTGCACGTTTAATATCAACAACAAATATGTCATCAACATTGGAGTATCCAGAACTTATAACCTTTGAGCCGTCATATGATTTCATAACAAATTTTTCAATATCCGCAAGTCCGGGCAATCCATCTTCAGGAGAACACCCGCCTCTACAGAAATCACATGGGGCTTGTACAGATTTACGTTGGAAACCACAAAGGAAATCTTCGCTTTTTTCCATACCTTCCATAGGGGCACGCTCTAAACGCTGTGCTTCACCTTGTCCGGTTCGCTCTAAGTAGGACTCATGAGATTGACATGGCATGAATTTGCCATCCATTTCATGGTAGCCTTCACAACCTATTTCTAAAGCAGCAGAAGCTGCTTCTTCAGCGGAGTTGTAAAACTTTTCTTTTCTCTCTAAAGTGTCTTCCAAAGGATTACGTCTGCTTGGCTTTTTGCCATGCCTGCGCCAACGCATACCGTAGCCTTTTTGGGATTCTTCATCAAAAACCTGAACCATTTCGTATGCATCTTGCGCATCTTCATCTAGATCATCGTATTCTTTAATACTTAAGTAGTCTCCGCTGTGGCATTTATCATCAAAGTCAGACTTGGATAGAAAAACCTCAGGTACATCTGGGTTCTCTTCTTCATCTTCGTCAGCTTCTCTTGCTAGTTGGCTGTAAATAGCAGCTGCCTTTTTGTCAACCCTACTAGTTTTTTTAGCTTTTTTCATTGGTTTCATAGGGACACGCTCTAAACGTTCAGCTTGACCTTCTTCGTCCTCATCTTCATCAACTTCTTCATCAGGATCAAGGTCCTTTTCTTCGTCGTCTTCAATGACTTCTTCTTCGTCATCTTCAATGATTTCTTCGTCATCTTCTTCAACGGCTTTGACCTTAACGTCGTCAAGTTGAGATTGAAGTTCTTCAAACTTTGCTAACTGTTCTTCTGTTTTTTCATCCATTATAAACTCCTAAAGTCTCTCAACTTAGTCTACTTAACACCAGAGTTGGTGTCAACTTCTTTTTCAAATCTTCCAGAAACAACTGGATCAAATGGTAGTCTGGCTAATCCTTTAGCTACACGGTCCATTATCGTTTCATGTTTTGCTTTGCTGGTGAAGTAAAGATCAACTCCATTTTTTACTTCTAGTGCATAAACTGGAACACGTCGCATACTATCCATAACGTCAAACTTTTGCTCTCCAACACATTTGACACTAACAACATAACCTGAAACAGACTTTGAGGCCCCCATTACAACTTCAACCTCTTCTTCGTTGTCTTGGACCATAAAGTCTTCAAGCAGGTCAATCATGCCGAGTAGGGTTTCTCGCTCTTTAGACGCCCCTTTCAAAGGAAGCATAGCATTGTATGCCATCAATAAAAGAGCCATTGGGTCACGCTGAACGTTTCTTGGAATTTTTCCGTGTCCTTTGTACTCGTCGTCTTCATCCCAGCCTTTTAATTCATCCATGGGATTGCGAGCTAGTCGTTCAGCTTCATCTTCATCATCAATGTATGCCATTCCGCCACCTTTTGTTTCGGTGCCGCAGGAGCATCCTTGTGCAGTTTTTTCAGCGTCACTTACATAGTCATTATATGAACTTATGTTTGAGTTGTTATCAAACGCCTTAAGTGCCTCCAAGTAAGTGTTACGGTCTTCACAAGGCCAGAACTTTCCATCATAAGAATGGAAGCCCGTGCAGTTAAGTGTCATTGCCCATGACATCGCTGCTTCTTCGCCAGTAAAACCAAATTGTGTATTAGGCTCACCATTGTCTTCTCCGCCATCACGCATGAGAACTGGTCGTGTATCTTCTGTTTTTAAGCCTGACATTGGACTCCTATCCATTCTTTCAGCCTCACCCGCACTCTGCGGAAGCGATTCTTGTACCCCTCCTTCAAGAGGCATGTAAGTTGTCATTGGTTTAACCCTTGTAGGGGCACCAACCATGTAACGGCTCCCTTCACGGTGGAAGCCTGCTTGCCAAACCATGCCCGGAGAAGTTTCAAAAACAACAGTATTTTCATCCATATTTAAAATCTCAATCGGACGACTTAAAGCTTGTGATAGCGCAGTCCTTAAAATACTTTTTGGATCGTTGGGGTTGCCCATCTGTGTGTTCCGCAAGCCACCTTTTTCGTCTTCATTCATTTCTTTTGAGACGCCTCTTTCTTCGTTCTTAACAGAAATAGTACCTGTGAGCTGATTTGCTCCATGTAAAACAGGTGAAATTTCATAAAGTTCTACTTCTTTGAGTAGATTTGCTTGTCTTCCGGCATCAAAATCAGCGTTTATTGTCTTGTATCCAATTGACCATTCTTGCTCTTGGTCATAAAACGCAACATTTGCAAACGCTTCACGTCCTCTTTCGGTGTTTAAATTAAACTGAACTTTAGCAAACAGTCCGCCAATTTTAGCCTCTTTCATTTTTTGTGGAAGGCGAGAATCAGATGCCGGAACTTCGTAAATTTCAAGCACTTTTCCAATTGGTTGATTCCAGTCGTGGCCCCAAACAACACGGGGTTTTCTTCGTTTTAACGACGAATTAAAAGCACCGGGAAGAACAATATCCCCTACAGAGTCTTTATTTCCCACACCCGAAACAAAACACTCAACAATTCCTTGTGCTTTATCAATACCAATTTGCCCAGAAATAGCTTTAAAGCTAACATCTGTTTCATTTACACTATTGGCGCTTAATGGGGCTAAAGTTACATTACTCATGGTTAACCTCTGTTTTGAAAATGTCCGAACAATACTATCTTACTGTATTATCTAAGGCAGTTCAATGACACTTTATATAAAACCTTTATATAAATTACTTAGAGAATTTTAAGAAACACCTGCAGTTTATTGTCAAAGATGGAGGAGCGACAGGGTCTTTAGGAAAACGTATAGGAATCCCCTCAACAATAAAGGGTTCTGCAACGGGAACGGTATCACCATTTAAGAGTCTGTGGCTCAACCTAACCCTATTGTCCTGCATAGATAACCATGTTTTCTTTAAAACAGGAAATTGTTCCCTGTCAGAAACAGCAGAATCATACACGCCCATGTTGTACGCACCTAAAATGGCTGTATCTATGATCAGTTTTCTACGTTTTTCTCGTAATCTGCGAAAAATAGACTTAATAAGTACAAATGCAAGATATGTTTTAAATAAAATGTCAATGTCCCCATCGGCACTGTCTAGTCCTGAAGCCTGCGATAATGCACTGACTATCTCGTTTTGCGTGGTGGAATTGAACTCGTTTACAGTGGATACTTGTTGTGACAAGGCAGCGTTAGCAAAGTCCTCTCCAATGGAGGCTCCATAACCTTCTTCTATGTTGGCTGTGGCTCCCGTTTCGTAGGCTTCTTTCATTCCATCAACTAGCGGTTGAGAAGTCTCAATAAGTTCAGCCATAGACACTATTGAAGTAAAATCAGCATTTGAACCTAAATTGATCAGCGCAATGGTAGCATCTTGCTCTAATTTGTCTAGTGCGAGTTGCTCTTGTGCATCAATTACAGCGTCTACCGTCTTCTTATACTTTTCTTCAAGAGAAAGTACTTGTCTTGCAACCTTGGTTTCCCAATCTAAAGGCTTTATACTGATTTCAGAAAAGGGAGGCTCTTCCTACCCTCAATTTCCTCTTCTTCGTCTTCTTCGTCTATTTCAAAGCCTTCTAACTCGCTTGGCACTTGCTCTGCCGGTAATTCAATTTGATCTACTCCCTCAACAGTCCCAAGAGGCACAAAGCCACCCTCTTCTGGGCTAAACTCTGTAGCGATAGATTGTTGAGCTTGACTTGCTTGCTCAGTCAGAGGAACACCCGCTTGAATGCTCATTGGAGCAGCCCCTTCAGGTCCAGCAGGTGCGGCGGGTGCAGCGGGTGCGCCTTCAGGTCCAGTAGGTGCGCCTTCAGGTCCCATAGGAATTTCTCCCTGAGGAGAAGCCATAGGGTCGGCTCCCGGAACTCCGGGCATAGCTCCTGCCATAGGTCCTTGTTGTTGGGCAGCCGCATTAGGGTCTTCCATCGGTTTCTCTGTGTTAGCAATAGGAGTTAAGTTTGGATTAGCAAGAATAGAGTCAGCCAATTCAGCTTCTACTTTTTTCCTGTCTGTTAAAGTCCTGTACTCGTTAACACTAATTAGTCCTTGTTGGTATTCTTGTAAGTAAAAGCCTTGTTGTTCCTGCTTTGTTAAAATTAGAATAGGAACACCAGAAACGTCAAAATCTACAAAATAAATTGGGTCAATTGGGTCAAACGACCTAGCAATAAGATCAAGGTGGGGTTCCATTGTCTCCATCCAGAAAACTTTGCCCTCTTCCATAGCGTTAGAAAAAGTTCTTCCTGAGGAGTTACCAATAATGGACTCTGGTACACCAAAAGCAGCAAATATTTCTTCTTTGTTGATTGTCCTCATTTGAATATAAGCAGCGTCTCTTGGGCTTGCTGCGGTATCTACGAAATCGGCACCATCGTCCGCAGCAATAACACCCACTGCGCCCGCTCTGGCAATATTTCCCTGAAAACGAGATCTTAGTTCGTCTTTGTCTTCTTCATTTATTTCACTTCTTAAAACAAGGAGACCGCCCGGTCTACCATCATTTATAAGGAAGTTTCTATTATAAATCTTTGCAAGGTTTTCTACCTCAATAGCAACTCCAGCAGATTCCATGGGTGTCATTGACAAATATGGGTCTAATGGGTGAGGGCGACGTATCCAAATTACGTTTTCTGGTTTAATTACTCTTGTCTCGCCTTGTGGAAGTTTCACCTCATAACCCTTAACAAACTTTTTAACGTCTGGAATTGGTGCGGTATCTGCTGGCGGCAGTAAGTGCAAAGCGATTGGGTCACCAATCTTGTTTCTAACAATTTCAACAAAGACTCCACGTGTGCTCATCAAAAGTTGTGCAGAAAGCCTGTATCTAAAAGCAAACGCATTCTCACCAACGTTAGTTGTATTGTTAAAAATCTCAAGCAATGGGGCTTCTGTGATTACCTCACCAAAAGGATTGTTGTCTTTTCGGAAAATCATAGGCAGTTTTGCTTGGTTTGAAGCTATAACGTCAATACAGCGATAAACCCAAGTAACTTTTGCTACACCGTCTTGATAAGCCTTTGTGATATCCCAACCATCATGGTATCCTGCTTTAGGCTGTAAACTTGGGCTGTACGAAATTGGGGCACCAACTGAAATTGGGGCCGCTTTTGCGGAAGTATCTATACTTTGAATTGATTTGTTTTCTGGCTTATTCCATGCCATTATTCAGCCCCTAAAATGTAACCGTAAATGGCACACGCTGCGCCACCGCTTGCAATACCTAACCCTAAATGAACTATACTAATACCAAGACCTAATGTTATTATACCCACACAAATTAGGGAATGAGCGGCTACAGAGCGATTAA